CCATCACATCACCCCGAAATCTGCTAATCTTTTCTTTGCAAAGTTGATATACCATTGCTTATCTAACTTATCAGGGATTTTTACACCCTTTACATCATCATTCCAAATGAAACAATGTTCCGGGGAATTCGTCAGCTTTTCAAGCCTTCCGGTTGCTGCCTTTACCTTCTTTACACCCGGATCAGAATCATACTTTGAAGCAAAAATTCTGATACACTTTTCTTTCAGCGGTTTGCTACCGTACATGATATGGGTGTATTTGCTGCTGATTTTGGAAACAAGCTGAAATTCCCGCAATTCATAACATTCATTGATAGTTCTTTCAACCGGAATACCCTTTATCATGTAATCAACCAACGCCTTATTGATAATCGGTAAATCATAGCTTAAATCGTTCAGCTTCATTACATAGCCGCCCTTTGCTTTGATTGCCCCGGTTTCCCGGTCAATAAGAAGGTAATTGTTCACATCCTTTTGGTATATATCGCCTATGAAAGTATCAAAATCCATTTTCATTCCGGTTCGCTGTTCCCATTCGTAAACAATATCATCCAGCTTATCAAAATCCTTTTCGTAATCTTTCAGCTTCACAATGATACCGTCAGTATTGTTCTGAATAAGTTCACAATACGGTTCAATGTGTTCAACCAAATCCAGCAAAAGCAACTGACCGTTTATGCAAATGCTGTTGTTACTCATAGGATCATACAAAGCGGAAGAACGCTGCTTCATCTGACCGGAAATAGCGTTATCCATAATTTTGAAGGGCTGTCTTGCCTTCTTATCACCCTTACGCTTGAATTCAATGTTGCTATCGTGTATGAACTCAAAGTTTTCAGGGTGGTTCATTACTCTATACCCGAACTTATATTTTTTCTGCAAAGAAGGGTAGTAAGCGGTAACATCAATTATGATGAATACGCCGGAAGCGTGGAATTTAGCCCTTGCACCATGACCGCCGCCCCAAGCGAAAACATGGGGAACACCCGCAACAATTTCATCCTTCTGCTTCTTTGAATAATCGTGGTTTTCGGGATTTCTATACCAATCGGCAATATGCCGATACTTTTTCAAATCTAAACATTCCAAAATAGGGAATTGGAATTCATCATCAAATTCTTCCCCCATCCTGTTACCGCCCAATATTTCAGCGGCAAGTTGGGCTTTGGTTTTGGAAATGTAATCAAAAGGAAGTTCAAAGTGTTTAATAAAGTACAACATGGTATTGAATTCTTCCACACGCTTCAAGAATACCTGAATAGTGTTTTCAACATCATGTTTGCAGTATTTGACGGTTTCAGCAATTTCTTCTTCCGTCAATTTGCGGTCAATATCGAAGGGAACTGAACTTTCCTTTATATCGTTTCCCATGAACCCCTCAAAGGATTTCAAGCCCCTATCCGTTCCAAGCATCACATCATAGTTATAAAGCGGGAATTGTCTGAAAAGGCTGCTGAACTTCCAACCGGGATTTCCTTTGACAATGATATAATCATTCACTTTCTTTGGATCAAAACCGCAAAGAATCGCTTTCAAAATGTACTGATCGTAATGGCGGCTATTGAACCCGCACCAAATTTCCTTTTGGTTCGCCTTATATAAGGCTTCTAATTCTTCCGGTGAATTGATTATTACATGGGTTTTCTTTGCGGTCATATCCATAACTACAACCAGCCAATCATACTTGAAAACCTCAAAGTCATAAAACAGCAATTCATTCACCCCTTTCAAATCGGGTGCTGCCGGGGGATTGCTCCCCCGGTGCTACCCTTGCAGCTTAATCTTCTAAAACATAGACTTCTTCAATCTCAAAGGCGTTGTAACCCTTGTTATCGTAATAACGAACCTTGTATTCAAAGGCGTTATCAATCGCTTCCGCAATATCCATAATCATATTGCCGTACTGCTTATAGGTCTTGAACTGCACATCAATAGGTTCTTCCATTTCTGCGACCAAAGCACGCATGAATTCATTTGCAATGTGAATCTGGAAGCCCTGTGTTACCACCTGATTCATAAAGATCAGGCTGCCTTTGTATTCGCCTTCAACAATCTTCATCCAGCAAGTAACCATAGGATCACCCTTTTTGGATTTCGTCAGCTCCAGCTTGTTAATTGCCACTTCATAAGTATCATGGGGAACTTCCCTTCTACCGCCGTTTTCAGCAGCTTCTTCAACATCCTTCGCCAAACCTTCCGTATCAATCGCCTTATCGAATTCATCCCAAATGTTAGCCATAATATTTCACCTTATTTAACCTTTCAATTTATTAGTGTTTTCTTGCGGTCAAGATACCCTTAACCAATTCAAAAGCCTGTTCCTGTGTGAACCCTGCTTCCACATAAGCATCATAAAGCTGCTTTGCAGTAGAAGCGGATTTCTTTGCCATTGCAGCCGGATCAATGTTGAAGGGATTTTCCGGCTTATGGTTCTTTGTTGCCTGTGTCTGCTGATTCATAACCGCCGTAATAATAGCGGTCATTACTTCATCAGGAAGCCCAAACGGATTGTTCATAGTGTTTTACCTACCTTTCTTATTCTCTTGCTTTACGCTTACGGCGGGGCTTTTCTTCCTCTGCCGGGGTTTCAGGGGGATTCATTGCACCTTCATCATTGGAAGGGGTTTCCGCTGCTGTTTCAGGTTCGGTTTCCTCTGCCTGTTCTGCCGCCGTTTCTGCGGCTTCCTGCGGGGTTTCTTCATCAGGGGTATTGTTTACCGTCCGTTCCGGTTCGGGGTTGTTCTGCGGCTTATCTGCGGGCGTGATAGGGGTTTCTTCCTTCTTCTTACCTCTGCCGCTTCTTCCGGTACTTGCTGCGGGTGCTGCCGTTACCCCGGAAGCTGCGTTCTTATTCGCTTCATCATAAACAGCGAACAGGGCGGTTACATCAAGCGGAATATCCTTTGCATTTACCTTCAATCTACCGCCGCCGAAAATAACTTCATTGCTCTTGAAATTGAAGGTTCTAACATCACCATCCGCAACGATACGGGCAACAACATCAACCATTCCGGCAACCTTATTTGCAACCTTTTCCTGTAAATTCGGCTTGATAGAAGTGATCTTATCGCCGCCCTTGCGGGTAATATCCTTGCTTGTATCCTCATGGGAAATCAGGATAATGTTTTCATAATTCAGGTTCATCAGGCGTTTCAGCGTATTCAGGAATTCGCCCCTTACCTTATCCCACGCACGGAAGGAATCATCCGATTCATGGGAAATACCCATCTGCTGATACATATACAGGCGGCAATGCTCATACAAATCTTCCAAAAGGTCAACAACGATTGTCTTAAAATCGTTATCCTTCTTTTCAAGTTCGGAAATAACATCCTTGAACACTTCCCACGCAAGGGTTCTTTTCGTCTGTCTGCCTTCAACCTTCACTTCATCCTTGATATGGATAAACGGTGCATCCACGAACTTAATATTTCCGTCCGTGTTCAGCATCAGCGGATCAGGAAAGGCGTTTGCAAAGGTGGTTTTTCCGCAAAACGGAACACCGTAAATCCAAATCACACGCTTTTCAACGGCTTCAATGTTTCTTCTCTTGTTTTCAGGTAACTTCATAAAATAGTTCCATCCTTTCTCACAAAATTCTTGAAATTCGCAATATCTGCATAAGTAGGTTTTTTCTTGCGGGAATTCAGCTTCTTCATTCACCGCTTTAATTCCAAATAGGAAATCAATCACTTTGTTGTAATTGAATTCAATTTGAACAATCTTCACTTCCACCTTTGCAAGTTCTGATTTCAGGCGTTCCCTGAATTCTTGCAATGTTTCCGTTTTCTTCTGCCGGATCGTAACTTTGGGAACAAACACAAAGTACATATTCCGTATTCGTTTTCCGGGGTTGTTTCTTTCAAAGAAATACTTGTATTCGTGAAGCTGCCCGGATTGTTTATAGCCTGATACATTGTTTGAATACTTGAAATCGTACAAATCGTAAGTATCGGGAAGTTCAACACCCCGTTCAAAGATTGTTGCGGGTACAAGGTAATCAATGAACCCGTGGAAATCTTCATCCGAAATTTCAACTTCAAATTCCCCACCCGGTGGAATAGCAGCCTTTGCCAATGGAATCACAACTTCCAGCTTCATCATTTCGTTAATGTGTTCATCCGTGATAATCGGATAACTGAAAGCGTATTCTTCAAGGGCTTCTTCAAGGCTCTTTTCAATTCCGGTATGTACCGCTTGCCCTAAAATCAAGGCGTTATCCGGTTCAGTTGGGGAATCTGTCTTTATCCCGTCCAAATATCGCATTTTGTACTTGAATTTGCACTTTTCAAAGCAATCAACGCTTGAATGTGAGTATCGCAATTTATCACCCCTTTCAAAAGTTCTTTGAACTGTTCAAACCCTTCCGGGTAAAGGAACACCCCAATACCGCCTGATTTATTGATACGGCTGATATTCAGCTTTTGAAGTTCGGAAGGTCTACCGTTGGAAGCCTTTACTTCAACCGCCATCATTACACCGTTCACGCAACATAAAATGTCAGGAATACCGGATTTCTGATAGCCGCCGCCCCAAATTTTGGTGTACCAACCGACCATTTCAACCTTCATCCGGTCTGTTGGATAGCCAACCGGATAAATACCGATTGAATGAAAATATTTCTTAATTTGCCCTTCAAATAACTTTTCTTCTGCCATATCACTTCACCGTGATCTTGACATATCCGGCTTTTGGGTTCTGTTTGGTGTACTTTGCAGCAACATCAGGTAAATCCTTCTTCAAAGCCGCACCGTCAAGCCTGTTTTCAACCGTAGGGGCAACATAGGTGAACTTCACAACCTCATTTTCAAAGGCTTTTACACCGTATTTTTCCATTGCAGCCTTCAACTGCTCTTTCATCTTCTTTTCCTGTTCTTCAATCTGCTTCTTCTGAACAGAAAGGTTTGCAATAGCGGTAATCACCGCCGCCGCTTCCGTCTGCATGGTTGCAAGTGCTGTTTCCTCTGTGAAAGCATCTTCACAATCAGGGGATAATTCAGAACACACAACCTTGCAAGTGTCCTTTTCCTCACATTCCAAACAGCAGCACACTTTGCCGCAAGCGGAATTTTCCATTGCCTGTTTACACTTAATCATTGTTTGAACTCCTTTCCAATTCTTCAATGAACTGCTGCTGATATTGCAGCACTTTTTTTGAATAGTTAGTTTCAAAAATTCCTTGTTCCCACAAACGGGAAGCCCCGGTTTCGCCCATGTTGTAAGCCATCAATGCCTTTTCAGGTGTTTCATACTTTTCAAACAGTTTTCGCAAAATGAACATTCCTGAACGAACATTGTTATAGGGTTCAAGGAAATCTGTAATTCCAAGCGTTTCTGTTATGTACGGGTGATTGATTTTGTTGATCTGCATCAATCCGTAATCATTTGAACCGCTTATCACATCAGCCTGAAAGCCGCTTTCCTGTTGGATCATTGCCATTACAAGGGTAAAATCTATGTTGTACCCCGCCGACAAGTAGAAAATGAATTCCTGTAAATCTTCATCCATTGGTACATCAAGGGGAACGAAATTCAAATCACCGCCCCAATCCATTGACATTTCACCGTTGAAAATTCTTCCGTCATACTGACCGTAAATCAGGATTTCAGTTTCCGTTTCTGCTTCTGCTTCCGGCTCTGTTGCTTTATCTGAACCGTGTGAAATAAGTGAACCTATCAGAATACCCACAAGGGAAAAGATAATTGCAACGATCAGCCACGAAATCAGAATCCTTTTAGCAATCGAAGTTTTCTTGATACTTTTTGAATAATTCATCCGTGTAATCTCTCCTTAATTCCAAAGTGTGAAGAATATCTTCTTCAACCGTTCCGGGACAAAGCATAAGGTAATAAAAGCACCGCTTTTCCTGTCCGATTCTGTGAATTCGTTTTTTGCTCTGTTCAAACAGTTCACTTCTATCTGTCAGGGAAAAGTAAATGATTTTGTTTGCCTTCTGCAAGTTCAAGCCCATTGCCCCGGCTTGATACTGAACAAAGGTTATCGAATCCCCGTGTTCTTCATAGGCTGTTAAATCTTTGATTTCACCATTGACAACCGAAAACGGTCTTTCCAATTCGGCAAGGGCTGCTTTCATAGTGTTCAATTCTTCATTGAAGTTGTAGAACACAATCAACCTATCTTCCGTGGATTGAACCAAATCCTTAAAGGCTGCAACCCTTTCTTTGTTTAGATAGCTGCACATCATGCGGGCGTAAATTCGCTTTGATAAAATGGTATCGCCTATGAATTCCCTATCATCAATCGTAATCACGCAATTTCGCATGAACTTCCGGTATTCTTTGGTGGTTTTGGAATGTACGGGAACAATCACCTGTTCGGGCAAATCAAATACTTCTTCCGATTTCATAAAAATTGCCCCGTGTTCTTCCAGCTTCTTTTTCAGACGGTCAACATTTTTGTACCCCGTAATATGGGGAATTCTGAATCCGCTGTTTTCGTCCTCAATCCATTCAATTTCAACATACTGTTTATAAAACAGGTCTTTGCTGATATTCCAACCTAACAAGTGAAGCTGCGACCAAAGTTTTTCATACTTTCCGGCTGTTGGTGTACCGGATAACAGGATCACATTTTCAGGTTGCATTTTCAGGATAAATTTTGAACGCTTTGCGGCTTCATTTTGTATCATGGAACTTTCATCAAGCATCAGGGTAAACCCGACTATATGGGCGAAATATGAACGCCTGAATATCAAATCATAGTTGATAACGCCGATACATTTACCAACCGTACCGCTGAATTCTTCAAGGTGCTTTTTGTTCGTCAGGTCAAAAACCGTGTAATGGTAATACTGCTGAAAGTGTTCAATCCAATCATCAATTTTTGATTTTTGACAAACCAGCACAATTTTTTCAGGGAACGAATCTGCTTTTTCTGATCCTACAAAGGTTTTACCTAAACCCATATCAAGGTAATAAGCAACCCTGTTAAATCGTTCTGTTTGTTCCAATGCTTTTTGTTGGTGGGGGAATAGCTGCATAAGCGAACACCCCCTTAATCTTCATCAACATCAATCCCGGTGATCTCTTTGAAAATTGCCTTATCAAAATTCGGAATCGCTGTAATGATATTTTTCTGACGGTCAGACAAGCCACGCCACCAAATAACCGCACATTCGGAATTATCCAACACTTTCAGATAACCGCCCGTTGTTTCAGCTTCCGGGTATGCTGCCTTTTCTTCATCCGTCATATTGTCAAGCCAAATGTATTCAAGCACATCACCCGGAATCTGATTCAGAAGGTAACGGGCTTCACTATTCAGCCAATCACGGTAAGTCCATTCAGAAGGCTTATTGAACAGATAAATTTTCGGTTCAACAGTATTAAAACAACCGTTGGAAAAGTTTGTTTTGTTCCAATCGCCGCTGTTCCGATTGCCGCTGTTCCAATCGCCGCTGTTCCGATTGCCGCTGTTCCAATTGCCGCTGTTCCAATCGCCGCTGTTGCAATCGCCGCTGTTCCAATCGCCGCTGTTCCGATTGCCGCTGTTGCAAAGTCCGGTGCAACCCTTTCCCGTATTCACGATTTCAAGAAGTTCTTGCCACGGGATTTCACGCACGATCTGAATTTTATTGGTGCAAGATTTTGTACCGTCAGAATCGACTTCACCCAACGCAATCACTTCCGCAACCTTGTTTTCAGGGTTGAACTGATAGTAATTGAAGCAATCAGCCGCCTTTTCGCAAAAATGGAAGCCACGATCACAAACCATAGGTTTCACATCTTCTTCATAAATGCCGCCAACCTCATACTGAAACGGCTTTCCGTTTGGGTTACAAGTCCAATCGGGATTGAACACCTTGAACCCTTTAACAACTCCTGTTTCGCTCATTTCGCTTATCCTCTCTTTCTTAACTCATGGGAACTTTAATTCCGGTGTACTCTGTGAACTTCACGGAAGAAATAAAGTAACTCCATTTAGTCAGCTTTACGGCATACCCCCACGGGAACACGCCATCACGCAACCCCTGCATTACCCATTCTTTGGATTTTCCCATCAATTTAGCGATAAGGGGAACGGGAACATTCACACAAGCATCTTTTGAAATCGTTGCAGCGGGTTCAAACTGCTTGAAATAATCTTCCTGAACTCCCAAAACAAGGGCAATTTCCTTTTTGCGGGCATCCGAAGGTTCGTTCTTCCCGGAAAGGTACTGACTAATTGAAGATTTACCAATCCCGGTAAGGTCTGAAAGTTTGGATTGCGAAATATCCAATTCTTTCATCAGGTTTTTCAACTTTTCTGCAAAACTCATTTTTTCACTTCATCCTTTCTGTTTAATTTTCAATCATTGGGCTTTTGTTGTAGCGTTCCTGAATCCTGATCCTGTACTTGCCGTTGACTTCCTCACGGTTGACAATTCGGAATTCAGTTTTCTTTGCTCTCAACCCTTCAAGGTAGTTCGCCGCTTCCTGTTGGGTATCGAATTCAAGTATTCGGTCAATACACGCCGCAATAACTTTCTTCATCCTGTTCACCGCCTTTCTATATTAGTTCAATTACTTTGAACTTTCATTGTAAAAAAATAAGTCTGAATTTCGGTTTCAGGGAATTCCAATACCCCCGCTGCCTTCTGCATTTCAGGCTGCTTCCAAGCAACTTTGTTATTCAGCTTCAAAGAAACGGTTCTTTCGGAAAGCCCCATTCTTTCAGCAAATACAGCCTGTGTACCGCACTTTTCAATAATTCTTCCGTTCAACTTTGCATAATCGTAAGCCATTGTTTCACCCCTTT